GAGTTACTTGACCACTACGATGCTAATAGATAAGCTGAACGACTTAGAAGTGAGCAAGACTATTGACATTTTAGCCGATTACTCAAGACCCGAAATAATAGCCGAGATGCAAAACGCAGGGTACAACGTAAACAACGCTAACAAGGTAGTAAAGAAAGGAATAGACAATGTTAAGACATTCGGTATCTACTGCCAAGATGATGCCCGTATCAAGCGAGAGTACGATAACTATAAGTGGAAGAAGGTAGGTGACACTATTACAGATGAACCTATTAAACTATTCGATGATGCTATGGATGCTATTCGTTACGCTGCTGCCTTCATCAAGGATACGTACTACGATGATACTGGATACATGGCGTTCTAACCAAACCAAGAACTAAATACTTATACTTGTATGGCAATTACTAAGATAGCAACTCCTGATGTGTTCAGTCCTGCATACAACACGCTTAAGCACATCTACTCATCTAACAATGTGAACAACACAGGTTTTAAATTCGTGTTCGATGTGTATGAGAATGGCGGTTCTAAGTTCGCAGAGTACCGAGTACTACCAAGAGCAACGGATGGATACGGTGAGGTTGATCTATCTAAGCTATTACAGAACAAAGTAACCTACCAATACCCAAGTGGTACTACTCAGATAGCAGTTCCTAACTCAGCTTACAACTATGTATTGAAGATTGGTGAGGAATATGTGACTGAGTTTGCGTGGACTGCTACGTTAGATGATAATAGTGGTTACACTTCGATTACTTGCACTCATTCGTTTGAGGTTGGTGATAGAGTGGTATTAGATTCACCACTCAACACATCGTTAACGGGATTATTCACAGTTACATCTATAACGGGTACAACTGAGTTTACAGTCAACTGTCTATGGTCAACGATAGCAGATGCTACGGGTGATGGAACTGCAAGGTACTCCGATAATCGTAAAACAGTAAATAGAGATTTAAGGACTGAGACTGCTGAATGGGTAGTGGATAGTGCGGTAACGTTTGGTAACTTCGTTGATTGGGATGGTAGTATATATCTACTAAGCACCAACACCGATAAATTCTTAACTACTATACCAAGGTCATACACTATTACAGATACACAAGACATATACTTCCTAACTGGTAACAACAACGTGGTGAACGGTTACATCTACTTCGAGAACGATGGTGGTGATGTGCTAAGGTATGCAGTCACGAACAACGATAAGGTTACGATGTGTAACGTTGGGGCTAACGCAGTTCCTAACTTAATCGTGTCGGGAACAGGCGGACATATCAAGGCAACTACTAACTACTACGATGTATGGTTCACTAACTCAGCAGGTGTTCATCACTCAGAGAAGATACGATTCAACATAGACCGTAGATGCAAGTTTAATGACTATGAGATAATGTTCTATGATAGACTAGGCTCATGGGGTTCATTCAGCTTCAGTCTTAAGCAGTACACAGAAGGAACGGTTAACAAGCAACAATTCAATAAGGACATAGTAGGTAGTGTGGTTAGTTCAGAGTGGTTACCATCTAAGTATGAAGCAGGTCAAACGGTTGTATTCCCACAAGCTGATGAGATACTAAGACTTAACAGTAACTACCTAGACCGAGATGCTGCTATCTACTTCAGCGAGTTGTTATCTACACCACAAGCCTACATCAAGATTAACAACGTGTACTTCGCTTGTATCGTTCAAGATACTGGTTACAACTATCCCGATGAACGCAACACTAAGTTGATTCGTAAAGAGATAACGGTTAAGCTATCAAATCAAGCACCAATCAATGGTTAAGATACAATTAGAAACAGGCTACTTAGATGTCAAGGAAGGCACTAACTTTCCTCTTAACTTTGGGGTAGCTGACATTAGAGATATTAGTAAACGTAGTGGAGGTTATTCTAAGACTATTACTTTAACAGGCAGTAAGAACAACAACGACCTACTGAACCACTACTATGATGTTAACGTGGTAGCAGGTACGTTTAACTTCCAAGTGACAACTAAGTGCGCAGTCATTCAGAATGGTGTACCTATCATGGAAGATGCTTACCTTCAGTTGTTATCAGTTAACAAGGTACAGAACACAGATGCCTACGAACAAGGTGTAGAGTACGAGGTATTGATTAAGGATGCACAGTCTGACCTATTCACGAAGATAGATGGAGCAGAGTTAACTGACTTAGACTTCACAGATCTTAACCATATCTATTCAACTGCTAACGTGGTGGCTTCGTTTAGTAACTCAGTAGCTGATGGATATGTATACCCAATGGGTGGTTCGGGTGACAATCAGTTCTACCTTCAAGAGTTCAAACCTGCTATTTATGCTAAACTGTATTTTGACCGTATCCATGCAGATGCAGGTTACTCTTACACTTGGGCAGGTCTAACTGATGCGTACTTCGATAAGGCTATCATTCCATTCAATGGTGATGTATCGGTATTGGACTATTCAGACTATTTAGTAGACGCTGACTTTGGTAACGATACTACCTTCACTATGCCAAGTGGTGTTAACGTCACTACATCTTCAGGTACTCTTACTTCGTGGACTGAGATACAAGATAATCAAAACTTATTTAATGATACGTTAGGAGAGTACACTTCTAACCTTACGGTATTAGGTGGTCAGTCTATCATGGCAACAATTGAATATAGCTATGACCTTAATTTAGTCAATAGTACTGGTTCAACGGTGTGGTTAGTTGATATGGATAGTTCATTTTTCACCTGGCAATACACTTACAATGTAGCACTTGATGTATTTAAAAATGGTGTTCAAATAAATTCGGGCAACTTATTAGCTACTAATGTAAACGTTGCTGAGGGTTCTTTAGCGAATGGTACGGTATTCAAAGGAACTAGAACGGGTACTTATAATATTCCTATCTCAAACCTTGTTATTGGTGACGTAATCACTTACCAACTTAGAGTAATCGTAACTCAAACGGGTAACATAAGGTGGAAGAATGCTAACTCAATAGGTGGTGCAGATGTACAAGTAGACGTACAACTATCATCGGTTGACTTCAATGTTAAGATGTTGCCAAGTAGTAACATACTACCTTACAACGTAGAAATAAACGTCAATGACTTCGTACCTAAACAAGTCAAGCAAAAGGACTTTATCAAGTCGGTGTGTAATATGTTCAACCTTTACGCTGAACAAGATGATGACAACCCTAATAAGATAATCTATATCTCAAGGGATGAATACTATGATAACGGGGCAGTTAAGGATTGGAGTAAGAAGTTAGCTAAAGACCAAACCCAACAATTGCAATTTTTACCAGAGTTGAGCGCTAAAAAGTTGATATTATCTTATAAGCCTGATAGTGATGAGGCTAACAAGACTTACAGAGATAGCACAAATGAGGTATACGGTCAAGTAGACTTTACTTTCGATAATGAGTACATCAGAGGTACTGACACTAAAGAATTGATATTCTCACCTACTCCAATGGTGCTTAATACATTCGGAGCGGTTGTTCCTACATGGGGTGGTGGTGCGCCTAAGAATAATATACGCATACTACTACACAACGGTTCAGGTACTTGTTCACCTTACGACATCTATGACTATGGTGTGAGTGGTACGTTAGGAGAAACAAGCTATCCATTAGTTAGCCATTTCAACGATCACTACAACCCTACCTTTGACCTTAACTATGGAGTTAACGACTTCTACTTCTATGATGGCATAACACTTACGAATAACAATCTATTTAACATCTATTGGAGAAGGACTATCTCACAGATTAATAAGGGCAAGATGCTTATTGCTTACTTCCATCTGACTGAGTTGGATATACAAAACTTAAGGCTAAACGATAAGATATACATAGATAACTCATGGTGGAATATTAACCGAGTGATTGACTATAACGCTAACGAGAGTACCTTTACTAAGGTTGAACTATTGAGTGTTGATGATGAGATAGAGTTACCACCGTTCCGTATTAAGCCATTTATACCGTTAGACTTTAGTAAGCGACCTATCAAGGAATTAGTCAATGCGTTCACAGAACGAAATAATATTAACCTTTCACCTGGTGATGTACTTATAAGTGGTGGGATTGGGAATGTTATAAACGAAGGATTGAACGGTACTCTATCGGGTTCGTTCAAAACAATGAGTGTAAGTGGTGATAATACCCCATTGAACGGAATTAATACTAAGGCTAGATTAGCAGGTGGAGATACAACGGTTCAAGATGATGATTATTGTATTATCTTTACAACACCTGCCAAGAACATGACTATACCGTTAGCAAGTGATAACGAAGGTAGAGTATTAGTAGGTAAAAATATTAGTAGTGGTAACATGACTATAATAGCAAGTGGTGGAGATACGATTGAGGGAGTAACGAGTGTTGTATTACCTTCGGGAGCGGCAGGAACTATTGTCGCAGTTGGTGGTAGTTGGTACGTAATAGCAGCATATTAAATGAAGACAATAAACGGAAAGACAATATTAGGGAATGGCAATTTAGTGCTAGGTGGCAGTGGCGTTGGAGATGGA